GTTTTCTTTTTTTATACGCAAAATTAGACCTAAATCGTAGGGGTATAGATATACCAAACTAAAACCAGTTTAAGTTCAGTTAATGAGAGGAAGGAAAAAAATACCAACAAAAGTAAAGGAGCTAAAAGGCACACTAGAGAAGTCTCGATTAGTGGGAAATGAAATGGAGACAACTCACGTTGTTAGTATGCCCGAAGCTCCATCCTTTCTCAATCAACAAGGTGCAGCCGAATGGCACTTAGTTACAAACGAACTAGCTAATATTAAAATGTTACACTTGACGGACTTATCAATCTTAGCAGCTTACTGCAACGAGATTGGTATTTACCGAGAGATAGCTCAAGAGTTACAAGGCAACTTTACGGAGCAGACCGTAGACAAAGATGGTCGGTTAAGATCGAGTAAGATTGCACCAAAGTATAAGGTGATGCAAAACGCTTTACAGAATGCGATGAAAATTGCTACGCAATTTGGTTTTACACCGAGCAGCAGAGCATCCCTTAGTATGCCAGAACAAGATGAAGAAAGGACTGACGATTTTAACTTCTTTGACTAATGAAACTAAAAGAGGACAAAACTTTTTATTTTGATAAGAAGGCAGCAGATAGAGTTGTCTACTTTATAGAGAATCATATACATCATTTAAAAGGTGAATGGTCAAATAAAAAATTTAAGCTAGAGACATTCCAAAAAAATATAGTCAGAGATTTATTTGGTTGGAAGTATAGAGATAGTGGGCTAAGAAGATTTAGGACTGCCTACATTTGTTTACCTAGAAAAAATGGTAAGAGTACACTCATCTCAGCTTTAGCACTCTATATGACGGTTGCTGACGGAGAACCATCAGCAGAAACTTATGTGTGTGCCTTTGATAGATCTCAAGCTGGGATTATCTTCGATGTGGCTAGTGGTATGGTTAGAGCTGACAAACAACTAAACAAGAATTTAAAAGTATTTAAGAATAGTATAGTTCACGAAAAAAGTAATTCATCTTTTAAAGCATTATCAAGTGAAGCATCTAGTAAGTATGGATATAATGCTAGTTGTTGTATAATGGATGAGGCATTCACTCAGCGTGACTCTAGTTTGTGGGATGCACTAACAACTAGTGTTGCATCACGTAGGCAGCCTTTGAATATCGCTATTACTACTGCTGGTTACAACAGAGAGTCTTTCTGTTATCGCCTAGAGGAATATGGTCGCAAAGTTTCAGAGAATATTATTAAGGATGATTCATTTTATTTTGTAAAATATTATTGTCCAGATGATGTTGATTGGACTACAGAGGAAGCGTTGAGATTAGCTAATCCTGGTCTAGATAGTGGAGTAGTTAAATTAGACTATTTAAAAAGAGAACAAGAGAGAGCAATAAAGTTACCAAGTTTTACCAATACCTTCAGAATGCTCCATCTTAATCAATGGATGAACTCAAATGTTCTTTGGTTATCAGACCAGCAATGGATGGAGTGTAATAAAGCACCAATTAACTTAGAGGATTATAAAGGAATGACAGCTTACGCTGGATTAGATTTAGCATCGGTTACAGATATTTCTGCGTTTGTCATAATCATTCCAGAGGATGATAGATTTACGGTAATCCCTTATTTCTTTGCTCCTAAAGAAAATGCTTTTATTCGTTCAAGACGAGACCAAGTAGATTATATAGCTTGGTCTAAGGAGAATCTAATCGAACTCAC